CCTGACGCAGAAACTGATCTGTAGCAAAGTCCTGTCTGGCTGACGACATGTTCATCGGGGAAACTGCGCCACCAAACAACGCTCCAACAGTAGCGTCCCGCAAGCCTGCGCCTAAGACACCTTGCATCGGGGTGACATCTGCGCCCGCTTGTTGTGCTGCAACATTCTGAGCGTACTGACCAAAAGCACCTTGAGCGCCTTCTACCGGAGCTTCTGTTGCCACTCCTTTGGCAAGTTGTCCAAGTCTAGTTGGAGCTTTGAGCGCCTTCTCTGGCAATGCGCTAATACCAGCATCAATGGCTTCTTTGGTCAATTCGCCGGTAGGAGCCGCTTTGCGCAGAGCCTTAGCCACGGCTGGCTCAACGCCTGTAAAGGCATCTAAAGCACCAAGCAACATAGCCCCGCCGGTTTGGAGCGCTGTTTCTCTTGAAAATTCTGAGGACTTGATGGCAAGTTTTTCTGCCTCTTGCTCGCTCTTGCCTTGCTTCATGTATTCGGCTTTTACAACATCAAATACACTACCTTTTCTCTCGCCTTCGCCTTGTATGGCTCCAACAGCCAACTTGGAAATTGTTGCAACGCCCAGCACAAGCGAAGCAGGCGCTGATGCCGGGAGGGTAAGCAAGCCCGCCACAATTCCCGGAGTAGATGATCCTGCGGCTTGCGCAAGGGATTGCAGGGGCGCTTCTGTTACTCCGCCCACATATGCTTTTGCCTCTTGGAAGAGACTGCCGGAGCGGGCTGCGCGGTCTTGCAACTCGTTTCTTCTGGCAATCTCTTCTTTGCGTTCCGGTGTTAGGCTTTGTTGTAGATAGTCATGGGCTTCGCCCAAGCCTTTGGACAAGCCTGATCCTGTACCAAAGAAATCAACAAGGCTTTTGCCGCCACCAATAACGCCGCTGGACAATGATTTAAACGTATCCCCAACAGACATAGGAGCAGACTTGGCTGACTCCAACTCGGCTGTTGTCCGACCAGCCATTGGGTTAGCAAGAATTCTTTTGGCGGCAACTTGGATTACAGCCGGACTTGTTCCGTCAGGAAATTCCAGAATGCGACCATCTGGTAACTGAGCTTCAATGGTCATTTTTTTCTCACTGAATAATTTCGCCGTTTTGATTCAGCTTGATTCTTTGTGCTGGCGCACCTGCGGATGAAGTAGGATTTTGATTGGTTTGTTGCATCTTAGCCTTTACTTCAGCATCTCTCTTAGCTTGCAATGCAGCAAGCTTTGCTGGGTCTTTTTGAAACGCCATCAATGGACGGTAGAAGTCATCAATTTTTTCAATGTCTTTTTGTAGCTGGATATCGCCAGCGCTGACCGCCCTTGTGTCGGCAGCATAACCAGCCGGTTTCAACATTCTTGCGGCCTTTTCCAACGCCTGACCGTATGGCAAGCCTTCATTCTGCATAATTTCTCTTGTCAAGCTGCTAATATTTTCATGCCTTGACAGTGAAGCTTGTTGGTATGAAGTTGTCGAGGCATGCTTTAGTTTCTCCATTTCCAACTGATCTTTTGCATTTGCAATGTTGAACTGGAGTAATTTGTCTTGCTGTTGACCTTGACGAATAGAAGCAGCCATTGTTGCGGCGGTCTGCATGTCGTTCTTCTGCAATGCAACCTCGTACTTTGTCTGATCCATTCTGAGCTTGGCGTAGTTCTGTTGTGATGCGGTAATGAGTTCCTGCGTCTTTGCTGATGCAGCAGCCAAGGTTGGTGCAGCAGATGATGCGCTCTCTAAGAATCTTGCGCCGGGACGGGATGCATTTGCAGCCATCTTAAAGCCAAACTCAGCCAAGGCTTGGCTCAAACCTTGACTCTTCATTGCTTCAACATCAGTCTTTTGACCTTCAATCATCTTTCTCATTTCGTCGATGATTGGTTGATTTTCTGCGCCAAGCTCTTTTCTGATTTCTTGAGCAGTTTTTTGCACGCCCTGTGTGCTGTCCGGGCTTAAGCCTTGCTTTTCAGCCAGTTGCTCAACCGCAGATTTAACCTGAGCCTTAGAAGGCTTTGGGCCGGATTTAACCTCAGCGTACTGACGATCAAGGGATTTGGCTGGCGCACCAATTTGATTGGTTTCAGTAAAATAACTAGACGCTTTATTGTCAGCAGAGTTTTTCTTGGAAGGCGCAGGATTAACCGCAGGATCATTGGACATAACTGCAAGTTCCTCTTGCGTAAGAGGAGGGGCTTTCTTTACACCTCCAGTGCCTTTCTCCCTCAAATCTGCTCTTGCCTCTCTTTCTTTTCTTTCTTGCGGAGTAACAGATTCAAAGAAGCCGGGCCTGATTTCGTCGGCTGCGTCTTTGTTTGATAGCTGTTCCATTCCCTGCCGGTATCTTTCGCCTAAATAAGTTGTAATATCGTCAAAAAACTCTCCTGCGGTTGACCTTGCTCTCCCCGGAGTCTCCTTTACTTGACCTTTATCCGCAAAGGCCACAATACCGCCGGTAGCCATGCTTTGTTCCATGCCATCTGCAAACTGTTCCGGCAATGCAGGAGCAATGCCTTGAGGCATTTGCTCTGTTCCTTGACGCATAGATGCACGTTGGGCTATTACAGCCTCAATCATCTGCGCTTCGTTTATATCGCGTCTGTTTAAAGCGGCCTCATGGGCCTGCTGCAACTGAGCATCACTGAGCCTAGCAAGGATAGCCTCTATATTCTGCGGGCTGTTTATATCCCCGCCTTCAGCATATGATTGCATTAAGCCGCCATCAGCAGCCATCACTTTAGAGCCAAAGTTAGCCATACCACCCAAGCCAATGCCAAGACCGGCAATCTGACCTAAAGTGCTGCCCGGGGATTCGTACAACTGCGCTGTGGATTTCTGACCAAGCGGAAGCTTGTTGATCATGTCAGATATAAAGCCTAACTGTTTATACGGGTAGTTTTGTTGGTTCTGGAAGTCCTGATACGCCATATCAAGGGGACGCTGAGCCTGCTGTTGCTGTTGTTGACCCATCTGACCTTGCATCTGAGCAAGCCCTGATTGCTGGGTAATACCTTGGCGGAATTGATTTGACGCTTGGTCAAAGGCTGCTTGTGAGCCTCTGGCCTGAATGTCCCCCATCTGCTGACCAAGATTGCGCTCACGCTCTGCCCGCATGATTGCATCTCTACCACCGCCAAAAGCGCCCGCTTGGGTAGCCTGTGCCTGTTGCTGAGTACCAGCAATATCAGATTGACGACCAGCTTCACGCTTTTGAATATCAACCACATTCTGCATGTACGGCGACATGTAAGTGCCAATGCCTTTAGCAAAGCCCTCTGGGCTTGCGTCCATACCACTCATGGTTTTAAACGCTTGCTCCTGCATAGGCTGAAAGCCCGCAATCCTCTCGCCACCGTATTTCTGGTACGGGTTTTGATTGATGTCGGTAAGGGCCTTAGTCTTTGCCAATGTTTCTTTGGCATACGGCTTAGCCCAATCCGGCAGATCAGTTGTAGATGTCTGTGTTGATGGTGCTGCTGGTGCTGAACTACACATGTTTAAACCTCAAAATCTGTAAATCATTTGGGTCGCAGCTTCTTTAAAACCCATCCGGCCCCAAAGTTTTGCCACCCGCAAATCAGTCATTGCTGACACATGCAGCCGTTTTACACCACGGCGTTTTAACTCTTGCAATCCAAACTGCACAAGTTTCTTACCCACTCCGTTGCGATGCTCTTTGACCACAAAAATGGTGTCTTCTTGCGCTATCAGGTCTTGATTGTGCATATCACTCGTAACATACACATTGATGTAGCCGCGGGCAACACCTTCAGACCGAAGCACAAAAGTCAACAAATCCCCTCGCTCGCAGGACTTGCCGTACTCATCCAGTCTTGGGTTGTAGGGCGAGTACTCAAAACCTTCTTTGTTTAAACGCTCAATCATCTCAGAATAGTGCTGCCTGTACAAGGGTTCAAGCTCCAAGTACGTGTCAGTAAACTTCTCTGCGGTGATGATGTAACTCATGCTGGCAAATACTGTTCAGCCCTGCTGTTTTTGGCAATTTTTCCTTTGCCAACTGTCTTGCTACGGGCTTTTTGAATTCTGTCCATCATGGCGTACAGCTTACGTGCGCCAGCTTCTGTTGATCCATTGCCAATTTCAGAAACGATCCGGGCCGGTACAACAAACTCACCATCAGCCAGACGGGCTGGCTGCTTCCTACCTATCACAGCAGGGATTGAATCAGACACACCGTCGCCCGGGCCACGCAACAATCTACCGCCATCGGAGTAGCCGCCAAGGTTATAGGCATCAGAGATGCCGCCCGAGGCCATCTTTGTGTATTGTTGGTTGGCGGCGTTATACGAATAGCGTTGAGGCGCTTCAGCCTGATCAAAAGCTTGTTTTGCTAGACCCCCAAATGCCGGTCTATCAGGTGACTGACTAGTCTGGGGTAGTACGGGTGCAATCTCACTAAACCTTTGCGCAAGCGGATCGTATGAATAGCTTATAGGGGTGTCAAGTTCTGTTGTGCCGTCATCAGAAACACCGCCGGAAGCCATCATGCCGCCAGCAGCAGCGTTTACATAGGTTGGATTAAAGTAAGTTTGCTCCCGTCCATACCGGTCGGATGCTGGCGTTGGGTTAGTCGGATTAGCTGCGTATTTGTATTGCTGACCGGGGTCACTGTCCGTTTTCATTTCGGGAGGAGCTTCTTCTTTCTCTGCAAGCAATGGGGCAGCAGCCATCAAGCCTGTTTTAGCCAAACCCGAGACTCCACCAATATCTTTCATAAATGCATCGCGTCCAGATTCTCCACCTAAGCTTTTAAGCCCCCCAAAGGCGGTTTCCATGCGATTACCCATTGTGCTGGTGGTCAAACTAGGATCGCCAAAACCTGCTCCTTGAGCAACGCGATCCATAGTTGCTTGCGTCATTTGAGTTGCCGGGGCGTAAGATTCTTTAATGATATTCGTGTATTGTTCTGGCGACATTCCGGCAGGCAACCCTTTTGTTGCAACATCAGCCAATCCGCCAAATTGCCCCGGATTTGCCGCCGCAAGTGCTTGCGGAGTAGCGGAAGCTTGGGCCTGCTGAAGTGCTTGATTTTGAGCCAACTCTGCGGTGGTGGCTTCTTGCATACCCGCCGCAGCCAAAGACTGCCCCAAACCCGCGCCGCCATACCCGCCTAAGCCAGCCATCAAGCCGCCCATCAAACCGCCTTTTGGGTTTAGAGCCATGCCTAATGCGCCGGTAATTAGACCAGAACCTATTTGACCTAGACCGGGAAATGCCGCGTTTAAACCAAAGCCGAGAGCCATTGGTAGGATAGATGAAAGAAAGCCAGCTTCGGGTAAACCCGTCTTAGGGTTGATGGTGAGATGCCCGCCATGAGCCATAGCCAAGTCGTTTAAACTCTTGACCTCACCCTTGCTCATGTGAACAAGAACCGTGTCTGGGCCTCTGCCGTGGGCAGCTAAGTGTTGTGCAGCGTGCTGTAGGCTCATTTTTGCCTCATTTAAACAGGGGTGGTTGATAGTATCATGTTGGAAGCCTTGAGACAAATGACATTGTGGCTACGACAGACTGGGTAGCTGGCTTGGTTGGTGAGCCAGATGCGGGGTAGTATTGAATACTGACATTTGCGTTGGTTGTTGACCAGTAAATTTCTATGTACTGCCCCGCCGTCATGCTTACAAAGTAATTCCACCCAAAAATAGAATGAAATGGGTCGCCAACACCTTTTCTAGCAGGCATACCTACTTTACCTGTAGAGCCAACAATGTCTACCCCATTTTGTTTAAGCCAAATAAAAGTGTCTTGCGGCGCGTTGTCTGCGTTCTCTAATTGAACGCTGAACTGGAGGTTGTATATACCTGAGTTTGCTACAGTAATCTTGGACGAACTGATTGACACATCATTGGAGAAATCTGTAGTGTCTAGCGTCATCAGAGTGGCTGTGTTTGCAATAGCGGTTTGATCTACACCGCTGGAAAATGCGCCGTAAGGGAACTTCAGATACTTACCGCCGGTCGGGCCAAGCAAAGAGCCAAAGGCATTATCAAGTTGATTAAAGTACAAACGCAGAATGTTCTCAAACTGATCTTGGAACTGACGATCGTACTCAGGTGTTGCAAGCGGCAGGTTGGGGGCTACCGGGTTACGGAAATCAAGCGTCTTGGGATCAAACGTAGCCATCAGCAAACCCCCCAATGAAGACGTTCAAGTTCTTTACGGGCAACAGCGGCTTCTTCTACTGTAGCGCACAGCTTTGAGTAGTAGGACTTTTTGCCAACAGTAATTTTTGCTAAAAATCTTCGACCGACTACTGATACGCCTATGAACCCCGTAGTGCTATTTACACGCAAACGCGTGTTTCTATTTTGTGTTTGTACACCAGCCCAGCGGCAGTTTTCAGGGGAGTAGTTGCCATAAGTGTCAATACGGTCAAGCGTTTCATCGCCTTCGGGTTCACCCATATCGGCAACAAAGTTTTTATACTCCATCCATGCAGAACACACAGACACACCTTTCCCGCCATACCGAGGGTAATCTTTGTCTGTTGAAATTATGCACCGTCTAATCATTGCCCGCCATGTATTGTATGAAGATTTATTCCAACCACCATGCTTAAAATTTGGAGGGACACACCCACACGATGTAGTGTTACCTGTCACCAAACTTCCAGAAACCACCACGGTTTCGTTACCACACTCACACTTACAACGCCACAATACCTTTTTTAGTTTGTCGCGTCCAGCTTGTTCGATCACTGTTAATTTTCCAAATACCTGCCCAGTTCTGTCTACGAGTTTCATAAAAGCCCCTTGTAAGAGCCTTTATTATATCACCATATAAACGAATGGGAAGTCATCTCCTCCCATCAGGGCGCACATCTATACGGGGCGCACCAAGCTGCCACATTGTGCCAATTTGGTTGGATGAAATCTTTAGAGACATCTGACGACCACGCACTCGCGTGTAAACCTGCCCGGTGAACTGATCCACGGTGTATGTACCGATGCGGTCAATATTGGCGTAGCTCACACCGCCAACCGACTGGTTGGCTGACTCCACCGGGTCGTTATAGCCTGATCCAGAGTTTTGGAGCGGCAATAAGTACATGGTCACTTGCGGAGTCAACCCTGTAGTAGACGACCCTCGGAAGGTAAGGTCAGGCACGATACGCCAGACAAAACCAAAATTGTGTCCGTCCCCAATGTCGTATTGCGCCGAGGTAATGTACGCCTCTATAGCTTGCGTTGTATTGGTCGTGTTGTCGTCAATTCCATTTTCATGGAAGACTAAGTTGTAGCTGTACGTTGCCGCCAGCGGGTAGTTGTCTAGGCCGGAGTCCAGCCATGCTGTCCGGCCCAATGAGCCGTAATACCAGATGTCCTCGGTGTAGTTGTATATGACGTAGGTGTCGATGACCGTAGAGCCGGATGTACAGTAGAACCACCAGATTTCATTAAAGCCTTCGTTTGTGCCAGCAAAGAACTGGGCCTGTTGGGCAAGGTTGATGTCGCTGTAAATAAACCGAAGCAGGTCGCAACGCAGAGTTTGAACCCGACCGTCGTATTTGTAGAACTTGTCCACACCCATCCAGTAAATAATACCGGAGGCAACAATGGCGGTGTTGTATCCGGCTATGGATATGTTGTCTCCCAGAAGCTGGGAACCCCAGACGTAAGGTGGGCCAAGGTACTGCAAAGAATAAATTGATGTGTCTGTGAAAACCACGATCTCTTGACGGGTCTGAACAGCGGTTACGATCTCCGACCCGTGAGATAACCGTAGGAAACCCGCTTGGTTGGTTACCGCCGGAGTCCAGTTAACTACCGACTCTTGGTCAGACCAGCGAATCAGCATGGGGTCTATTGTCGTGTCTGTGGCTGCATAGACTGAACAACCAAACGCTATTGTGAAACGGCTGGCATCAGACACCATTATAAAATTGGCAAGGGCGGGAACATCTGAAGCCCCACCCAAAGATGTGACCGGGATGCCATTGGGCAGGATGTAGTGCGTACCAGTCTGCGTGCCAGAGGTTGTGATGAATGTACTCGCCAATGCGTTGGCGTAGGTCGTTGCTAGCCTGACCGTGCCACCTGACGCTCCGCCCGTGTAGTAGGTTGTGCCAATTGTCAAACCTGTCGGCAAAGTGCCGGTAGACTCCAAGACAACTGCCGTGCCATCAATAAGGGAGCCGGAATTCAGAGTAACAACGCCGGGAACGGCAATAGTAATTGTAAAAGGCAATAGCTGCGTGCCAATCGAAGCGTTCCAGTAATATATCGCTCCACCACGGTAACCAAAAACCAAGTCCTGACCAAAGTTGTTTTGATACCAAAGGCGTGCAGATGAAGTGCCAGACTGGCCTGTACCCCATGATCCCGAACCCCATGACCCTGTACCCCAGCCAGTGATGGGTTGGGCATTATCTGCGCCAATGTGAATTTCATAGTAGGCATTGACCGTACCGCCGCTACCTGTGTCATAGATCCCCGCTGCTACCGGTGTAGTGATAGTGTATGTGTTGCCGTCCACAACAGTAACAGCAAAACTCTGGTTCAGTACATCTGCTGTTAAGCCATTGTTTACATACAGAGAGAATGTGCCTGAGCCAGCCGTTGATGTACTGACCGCTGCGCCGCTGGGGACGTTGGCAAACTGGATCGTTGTGCCGGACACTACCTGTATATAGTACTGAACCCCGGTCAGCAGTCCGGTCGGTAAAGCGCCGCCTGTAGAGATCGTAAGGACAACGGGTGTGTTCTGTGCAAGTGCTGAGAACAGGGTGAAGTTGGTTGTTACTATGTAAGTTAAACCTGTGGGCGTTCCTGCGGTTGTTGTAATAGCTGGGCCACCAGAAGTAGTCGATAAAGTAAATGTAGTTGACCCATTGGTTGCAATAATGAAGTATGTGGTTGGGCTGACATACCCAGTTATTGACCCAGTCCCAGCAAAAATACCACTAATAGTTACAGGCTGTCCCACAGCCAATACTGAAGCGGTACAAGAAAATTGCCCAGCTATACCAGTAATAACAACATTAATCAAAGTCACTCCGGTAAACGCCTGCGTGCTAAGAGCTACAGCGCCAAGAAATGTGACGTAATTGCCGTCAGTAGCACCGTGAGATGCGTCTGTCACCGTGACGGTGGTTGATCCTGCGGTGGCAGCAAACGGGCCAACCAGCCCCGTACCGTAAGCCCTGATCGGCGTAATGCTGTTGTACTGACCGCCCTCTTCGATGTAAAACCTTAAGTACGTGCCAACTCCGACATAAACAATACCCGAAAGGGAGGCCCATGACCACAACGATCTGCAAGTACCGTCATAGGTGTATCCAGAGATTTGACTCCATCCACCGATTTTCTCAGGCGTGCCTTGGCGAAAGCGAATTTTGTCGCAGTCATACCAGCCACCTTCAGCGGTGTATCGGGTGTTCTCTTTGTTTACACCGGGTTTGAATACGACTTTGGTTAATGGCATTTTTAACCCACATTACGTTCAAAATGAGGACAATCCACAAGGTTGGAGAAATTCCCACCCCAACGGTTTTTGATGTTCAGTGACTCCCAGTACTCACCCAACGGAGCAATGGTCGCCTTGTCCCAGATTATCTTCCCATCCTTGAAGAAGTTCAAGTCTATGGCGCACCGCTTGAGGTGGATGGACTTCATGGTCTTGCTGCGGCTCGTCTTGACGTAGATGGCTTGCTGCTCAGGTGTGCGGGCAAGCTCGCCGCCAGTAACTTTAAAACCTTGTTCCGTGGCGTAGGTGATGAGTTTGCAGGCATCCAGTAGGAATGCGGCTTGTTCGTCAGATAAACTCATTTCTTCCTCATTTCCATGACCTTCTCGACCGTCCTGCCGCCAAAGTATGCGGTCATCACCAACATGCCCCACTGACCCAAAAGATTTACATAGGACTCGCTGATTTTGTACCCATATCCGTCAAGCAAGGCAAAGATTAAATAGGCCGTTAGTAAGTAAACAAGGGTTCCGGGGCGCACGTTCTTAGACAGCCAAGAGTCAGATGCCATATCAGCTTTCCAGCGATCACTGACATTGTTCTCTTGGTTTGCCTGCGCCTCCAGCAAAGATTTTAGCTCTTCCTGTTCCAGCTTGGCCTTTTCAATACCCAGTTCAAGAAGTTTTTCTTCGTGGTCAAACTGAAGCTGGCGCAGCTTGGAGACATCTTCTGCGGTTGGGTTGTCGGGAATCTTCACGCCCAGCGTGTTTTCAACGACTTCTTTGCCTTTGGCCTGTATAGCAGAGGACAGCAAGCCAAGCCCGTTCTGGGCTAGGCTACCAAGGAGAGATGCAAGTATTGGTAACATTATTTTTCCCGTTGTTTCTGTTCAATTTCACGCCTGAGTTTCTCTACCTTTTCTACCTGCGCCTTGACCTCATGCTTGGCTTCCAGTATGTCCAGATACAGCATACCCAGAAGCGGAAGCATTAAACCAACCAGAATCAAAGCAGCGATCCAGCCCACTACGTCCTCTCCCAGCGACTTAACAGGAGGAGCCACAACCAAAGGTAAAGGAGGAAGATAGCTGTTACTACTAGATACGCCGACTTTGCTTGGAAGTTTCTTTTTGCCTCCTGCCGTTGCCATTGCTTGTACCTCTGCTGCTTTTCCTGTTTCAGCCTTGCCTGCTCCTGCTCCCCTTGAATGACTTCCCGCATCTCAAACACTTTGCTGTACAACGCGCCCATCTCAGGCGGGGATTGGTACACCATCGTTTCTCTGACCGTCACAATCAATTCTGCCATCTGTTGTTGCGCCATCACTCTTTGTAGCGCAGCTTCCATCAAGTTGGCATCGGGGTCATAGACGTTTTTGGACTGTTCTTCTGCCTCCCGGATGTGCGTTGCTAACTGTTCTTCAAGCCTGAACAGCTTGGTAAGCTGCGTGACGATGTCCGCCATGACTTGGGTTTCGTCAACGGCAACGTAGGCTTCTTTCTTTTTCGCCACAGGCTTGGACGGGGCTGTGTCTGTGCCAAACAGCTTTTGCCAAAAACTGCGAACCTGCTTTGCATCAGAGACAATCTCATCAACAGTTTTCTTAACCTCCATGAAAGACGTTTTAGTGTCTTTGTACAGCTTGCATCCCTGCTTGATAGCAGCAACACAGGCATTGGCGGCAAGAAGAAGGCTGAGCGGATCAATTTTTAACCTTGCGGCATTGCTGCTTTAAGTGTTGCCACATCGGCTTGCAGTTGAACAATGAGGGCTTGTTGTTCTTGGATAGCGGCAGTCAATGTGGCAACCAAGAAGCTGGTGTCAATGCCTTGGTAGGCTGGGCGTGTAGCTTCGTTACCATCTTCATCTGTGTAAATTTCTACAGCGTCTTTTGCGCCAGTAACACACTCTGGCACAACCTCTTGTAGTTCGTGAGCAATAAAACCCTGACTGCTTGAGTTGTCGATATTCCACTTGTAAGTACAGGGTTTAAGCAAGGTTACTTTTGCCAATGCACCTGTCATGGGGGCGATGGTATTCTTCAGGCGGTAGTCTGAGGATGTGTTGTAAGAAATCGTTGAACCAGTAGTATTTGTAATACTACCAATTTGTGACCCACTAGAATTCAACATACTAAAAAAGTTAGACCCAGTGGGTGCATAGGTTGTTTTTACTACAAATGCTTGGTTTGCAGACCCATCAAACGACAAAGACACTTTACCTTGTGTTAACTGGCTTGTAGTCCCCACCAGCAAGTTACCGCTGGCATCTACAGTAAAAGAATTGGAAGGTGCAGATGCACTTATTGTGACACCCCCTGTCACCGCTGGACTTGTCAACGTTTTGTTTGTCAACGTCTGAGTGTCAGTTGTACCCACGACAGCGCCTGCTGGATTGCCTACGCCACCTGCCGGAAACGTTACACCGGATGTTCCGCTAATTGATGTTGCCATGTTTATGCTCCTTTAGGCCCATGAGCCTATGTTATTTGCCGCGCCAGATGCGCCAAGTGGGTAAATTTTGATGTAGCTACCCAAGCTGGTTGTGTATGCGCCGCCCGGAGCAGCGGAACATTGATAGTTAGGTATGAATGTGCCGCCAGCGTTGACGGATACAGTGCCTTTAATTGTGGCTGAATGGTAGTAGGCCGCGGATGTAATTCCAGCAACTGTGTTTGTGTTAGTCGCTGTTGTGCTCCATTGCTCAACCATAGTTGAAGCGCCAGCTAATGGGCCAAAACTAGATGATTGAGCTGCACCTAAAACAAGAAAGCCTATGTTGTTGAGCGTTGCAGTCCCGCCAAAGTTGTAGCCAAAATTGTGGCTTGTAGTTCCCGTCGATTTGCTAATCCCAAACGCTAACTCAAATTCGTACACAGTGCTTGCTGATAGCGTTACACCAACACCAAATATGCTTTGCGCGCCTGATGCGTTAGAGCCAACATAGTCAGCATTCAGCCTGTATAACTGCGTTCCATTAACCATTACCCCCGGCACAGTAACCATTGGATACCAAGAAGTATTTGACAGACGGTAGACGTATGTTGTGGCTTGGTTAGCTGGAAGAAGCGTTGCTGCGCTCACCACAGTCTGACCTGTATTGCCTGATAGCGTTAATGCTGTAATTTGCTTGGTTGAACTGAATGAGATGGTCATGCCATCAGCAGGAGCCGCAGGCATTGTGATTGTGCCTGTTGCCAGCGTACCAGCAGGGTTTATCACCAAAACAGTTGTTCCTGCTGCGAATGTGTAGGAGAACGCAGTCGTTAAGACTTGGTAGTCGTACTGCTGGAGTACGCCGTTTGTGCCATCAATTTTTGCTGTCATGGTTTACACCTTGGGATATTTTGTTTTGACTGCTTGGCAATCGGCTATGTATTTGTCAATTTGCGCTTGATCGCCTTTGACTACACCATCAAGGTAGTCAGCCATAGGAGGATACTCAGCCGCACGTTTTTGCGCGTAGGTGAGCGTTGTCTTTGGCCGCAACGCCTCGGCCTCTGCGTCACTGATTGGCACTGAGCCAGCAGGTAAGAGATAGGCGAATGAATCGTCATCAAGGAAGTGCAGTTTGTTTTGAGTGTCTTTGTAGTGTGACATTTTTAATCCTTAACGAAGTTCGACCCAAGCGCCCAAGCTGTTGCCGTTATATGTAAATATGTAAGTTTGCCCTGGCGGAACAATTGCTGCTTGCAGTACGGCTGTTCCGGCGGTGACACTATTAAGTGTTTGTGCTGGTAAAGCTACTCCATTTACAGTTAACAAAACACTAATTCCCGAGCCGCCAACGCCGGTTACAAGAACCGTAATTGGTCTTCCAGTTGTGTTGTAGTATGTTGTGGAAACTGCACGGCTGGCTAATACGTCTTGCCAAGTCTGGCTATACCCCAAACTACTCATGGCAGTCAGCGCTTGGCCACCACATCCTTGGATAGTGCTTGGTGTAGTAGCCCATGTACCCGCCGTGGCTTGTGTGCTTTCAATGTAACCAACAACACGGTACGCCAAGTTTGTACGTGCAGTGGTGGAGTAAACGGTTGACGCACTATCGGCAGCGCCTACGCCGCCTTCAGCAGTAGTACTGATAAGGTTTGTTTCAGTTAAGTTATTACCGCCCGAGATGTTGACAACCGCTAGTTCTACTGTGCCAGCATTGTTAAGGGCTATCACCACAATACGAGACTGTGTGGCACTTACTGTTCCTAGCGTTGAGCCGCTGGAAATGACCAAGTTTGCAGGTGTACCTGAAACAGTCGTAACAGTACCGCTACCCAAGGTGGTTGAGCGAAAATCCAATGTAAGCGCAGATGCTGAAATTGTTAATGCACTAGATGCAACAGAAGCGGAGATTGGTTGTATTTGTGACCCAAGACTTAAAGTCCCTGTTGCATCTGGAAGCGTTAATGTGCGACTGCTTGCTGAGTTTGGGGCGGCAATGGTAAATACACCTGCCCCGCTTGCGTTTCCTGAAATGGCTACTGAACTCATGTTTTATCCTTTAAACAACTGTCCAAACTGAACCGGACGGAACCGTCACCGTCACGCTTGAATTGATTGTGACTGGCCCAAACGTACCGGCATTCTTGCCTGTGGGGATGGTATAGCTTCCTGTGACTGTCAGATCATTCTCAAAAAATATCTGATCACCACCTGTACCGGACGCACCGCCACCTCCGCCCGCTACCTTTACAAAGTCGCTTGCTGTGGAATCCCATGCAACCAAGGCTGAACCCAAAGCTTCAATCTCAACACCGGTAGTAAACGAGGCCGATGTACCGCCACGGATATAAACAGAACTTTGATCCGTACAGTTGTTGACCACAACGTACATCTTGCTCAACTGCGGGGCATAGATGTATCTTGTTGTTCCGGGCGTGCCAGTAGCGATGAGGATAGCCAAACGAGCTTGGTTAGCAACGCCGCCTGCGGTGGTTGTCAGAGTCCAGTCTGCACTTGTGACTGACTGGCTCACAGAGCCAGCAATAGCGTCTTCAACCAGTTGCGTCAAAGATGAGTTCACCGCTAAACCCCACGTATTCGTGAGTTCCCCGGTTACAGGCAGTACAAGCCCTAGCAGTGTTGTGTATGAGGATGCCACGTTTAAACTCCTTTTTGCATTCTATTGGTTTATCAGACAACAGTCCAGACGGAGCCAGACGGAACCGTCACCGTGACACCTGAAGCTAACGTGACTGGGCCTGCGCTGATAGCATTCCTGCCCGTGTTGATGGTCGAACTTACGTCAATCGTGGCATCGTTCTCTGTGTAACCTTCGCCGCCAGTAATGGCTCGTTCTGCCGGGTATGTGACAAACACATCTTTTGTTCCCGCACTAAAACTAAGTGCTGATGGCTGTGTAGCTGAACTATTTGCCAACACAGTTGTCCGAGCCAAAGTCGTACCTGACAAGGTGTATGTGCCGATACCAACTTCCCACTCAGATGTGGTTTGCCCGGCAATGGTGTAGTAGGTAGTGTTGGCGTCCCCAATGACAGCAAATGATTGATAGCCAGTCGATGCCCCAAGCAGCGTCACTGTTCCAGTACCAGTCGTAGTGGTAGTTTCTTTTACCCGATCTGCAAGTACCAGTGCCATTCTTTATCCTTACGGCGTTGTGTCAATCAATTCCCATGCGGTCGGCTCATCTGATTCAATCAAAGACCATGCCGTACCCTGTGTACTTGTTATATTTTGCCAGTTTGCGGTTTGACTGTCATCAATCAGCTTCCAGTAAATAGCGATCACAGTGCCAACCGATCCTGCGGCTTGCACCCCGGTTAACGGCTGACCGCCAGCCAGATTTGCAATCAAACCAGAAGAACTAACCCCAGTCAGGGCAATCTCTCTATCCGCTACTCCAACAGAACCAACGTTACCGGTAGCCAATACAAACGTTAACGGCTGCCCAGCCGTATCATTACCAACACTGCCTATTGCCGCTACACCCGTCAGCGCAACGACAATCGTTACACCAGAAAGTGACGCAAAGGGCGCTTCAGCAAACGAGGAAATGCCAAACATTTCTTAACGGCTTACGCCGCCCCGCTTAGGTTGTGGACAAGCGCAACAGCGCAGTTGTCGTGGCGTTGGTTGGCATTGTCAGTGTGAAAGTCCCCGCAGTAACTGTTTGTGATCCAAAAGTGTGAACAGACACAGCTTTGTTGCTTTGTGAGGAGTTGTAGATCAACACGCAATCAAATGCGGTTGTTAAGGTGACGGTTGTGTAGGTCAACGATGCTGAGGGTGTCCAGTAAGCCACGCCTGCGGTTATTGATGAGTTTGTTGCAATCGGCGCAGTGGCATTGGTTACCGTAACTCCGCCAGCAGAGTATCCCGTTCCTGACACTTCGTTCGTTGCTGAGTATGCAGTAGTTGATGCGTTAAGCGTAGCTGAAGCCAAGTACAACGCGCCGTTGAAGGTGTCGGCTGTAGTAACCGCACGGATTGGAGCAGTGCCAAAGTTGTGCGTTGCCGTCGTCAACTCACCCATAAACGAGGTACACATTGATTGTGTGTTTGCCATAATCTATCCTTTAGCCAATTAATGCTGTTTCGCCGCCAATTGACGGAGAAATTTTAAGCGTTACATGCGCAGAGCGATGAACAAGTTCTCCATCCAGCCAGTATTCAACCCATGTGGTAAGTTCAGTTTCATTATCGACTGTACCCTCTCGCTTCTCAAGCAAAGAGTCGTCCATGTCGCCTTTGGTTGTAGTGATTAACATTAAGCAATCCTTATAATGGCTGAAGTGTTGCTGACAGCAGGAAATTGCACAGTAAATGTTGTGGTTGATGTCTTGTCTGCGCCAAAGTCCAATACGCATACAGAACCAGCAGATGTGTATATCAAAGCTCCCCGAGCCGTAATAGCGCCACTCCAGACTGCATTGTCAAAGGAGATGTACGCCGTATTGCCTGAATTGCCTACCGTTGGAGTCTGTGCAATCGTAAGAGCAAGACCACCAGCCGTGTACCCTGTATCCACAACCTCGCCCGTAGCCGTATAAGCCGCGGTAGAGGCATTAAGCGTGGCTGCATTAGTGTACAGAGCCATATAGAACGTATCGGACGTAAAGTTGAACGTCCCGTCCATCAGCCCTGTTTTGAATGTATTGCAAGCAAAGTTTCCTTGGAAAGCCATTACGTCACCGCCTGTCTATACTGCCCAGACCTGTAAGCGTCCTGACGCTCCATACCATCACCCAAGCGTTTAGCCAGCGCAAGTGCCTCTTGGTACTTGGTGTTGTAAAACGCCATTATGTCAGCTTCGCCCTTCATGTAGGTATATGCCTCAACCAATGAACCATATAGCAGTACAGAGTCAAAGTTGTCTCCCAACCATGTTGTGGATGCGGTAACAATGGACTCAGGGTAATAGTAATAGTGGAGTTCAACACTATACCCGGCATCAGGCGTTGGGCCGAGAATGAACGACAACTCATTGGAGATAACGCTTGCCGCTACCGTCGGGCCAAACAAGGCGTAGTATTTTGGAATGGCGGTGTCTGTTGGTGTGGGGTACGCCTGACGGATGAAGTTAACATCCTTGTTTAACAGGTACTCATAAGCGCCATCCGCATCAATGACAGCCATTGAGTACGTAGCCAAGAAATCATCAGGGCAAGACAAGTACTTATTGCCGCTTGTAGTTGTACCTGTGACATTCTTGCGGATGGAAGGAAACTGAACCGAGTTGTAAATGCGCTGCTCCGCCTGATCAATAAAGGTATTGATAGGCGTAGGATCAGTCGAATAGTTAAAACTATTTTCTGCGTAATCCTGAATTGCAATTACAAGCTGGGCGTAATTCATGCCATCGGGCCTCTAGACATTACGCCTTTGGTGGCGCAGCCAGTGCCACGCATTTTGATGCCGTCAGTTTTAATCTTTTCGTCGCCAGCAGATTTGCTGATGCCGCCAATACTCATGTCAACCGTATCAGCTTTGCTGCGGTTAGGCATAACACCCGGCGTAGAAGAGATGCCTACGGCTTTGCCTGTCATGGTGTGTGGTGCAGCATAGACAGCGGCATTGCCCACTTCTTTGCCCATTCGTTTGTCGCTGAATTTAGCCATTATTTGCTCCGTGCGTTGCCGCGCTGATTCATTGCACGCGCCATGTTGCGACCATACTTCTGCATAGACTCGCCTGTAACGCCGCCTTTTGCCATCTTGTGCATACGCTTCTCATGGGCTTTCACCTCTGTGCCTGCGATTTGTTTTACCTGTTTTGTGTCCATTTTGAACTCCTAAGTTACGCTTATCGTGACTGTACCAATTTCCACCGCCATCGCCAAGTTATTTGGCGTTAGCACTGCATCAACTCCTTGAGAACCCCCCACTGGGTTCCATCCCCACTGGAAGATTCGGCTACCACCACCTGACTCCCCGTCTGCCAACAGCCCAGACACCACATAGCTGCGATCAGGGCGAGGGTTCCTCAAAGCCTGCGGATCATCCACTGGGTACATACCCAACTGCAACTGTGGATGGTCGGGATCCCAGCAAGCCGGGCAGACAAGCAGGTCATACTTCTTGGTCTTGATGATCTCTGTCTTCAATACCTTCAGTTTAAACCTTTGCCCGCATCGGTCACATTCCGAAATTGCATGTTTGCCTGCGGCAAAACGATTACCCACCGTTACCTCCCAATGTAGGTCTGACGGGGGACAAGACGCAGTGCGGCTTTTTCATGATCCTCATACGCAGCCATTTCCCAAGCTTCGTCGTACTGTTGCTTCAAGAAGCCAAGGCGTTCTGCGCCAGTCGGTATCTTTCCGGCAATGTAGTAAGACAAGCCTGCTGCCATGCAAGGCAGGAACCTGAACGGTACATCCATGATGTTTACACCGCCACCAGCGTCTTGCGTGCGGCGTAGCCGCCAGTAAACCAATTGGTAGGTCTGGGCGTTGTCCGGCGTGGGCCAGACGGTTATAGCGGGAACCTGCTCCCAATAAACGGCACTGGCAGTTATATGACTTGCCGCAGTGGTGTTTTGTTGCGCACGGAAGCAGTTGTACAGGACATTGCCGTCAATGTAGCCATAGTTGATGATCTCAGAATCAACTTTGATGAAGCCTGCCGCTGGCAGGCCAATCGCGGAACTTAGGGTGATCGTGGTGTCAGTGCTGGTAATTGCCCCGCTAAGGGTTATATCTGTCGGTGATGTTTGACCATTAAAGCGCTGAATCCATACCTGAATAGGTCTGGCTTGCTGAATCTTGTTTGGTATGGTTGCGTAGGTAGAAACACTGATGCGGGTGATTGTCAGGTCAGCTTGCGTGGCTGTGCTGTTACCACCTGTGCGGATTACATGTTCCAACAGGTCAATCGTGTCATTGGGCAACGGGTAGGTGTTTTGACCCTGTACAAGATCAATAACGCCAGTCTCTATCGTCCACAGGTTGATGCCTCGGTTTGCCCAGTCAGCAAACATAATGTTTAAACTGCGTCTGGCTGTACGCAAGTCATAGCCGGAGCGAAGCTCTCCCCCGGCGCGTTCAAACGCCTCCTCCACCAACTCGGTGAGGTCAAGGTTGAAGCTTACTGCGCCGGAAGTGTTTGCCATTATCT